GCGTTGATCCGGGCGCTGGCCGACGCGGAAGGCTTTCCCGTCCCCACGGCCGAGGAGTTCGCCGAACGCATCGAGCGGTCCCTGGACCGGCACGGGTTCGAGGTCCGGACCAAGCATTCCCAGCCCACCGATCGCGATCGGCTGGAGGCCGACATGGTCGGGTTCTTGACCGTCTGCTGGGGTTGCTTCCTCGGACGGCACGAGCGCAACGTTCAGAACTGCCCGTGCTGCCGGTCGGGTCACACCGGTTGACACTTCACAGTCAAGAATCAGGGGAAGCCCCAGCCGATCCGGCTGGGGCTTTTTCGTGCCCGCTGCCGGGTACACCATGGGACCAGGAGGTGGTTCTCGTGGTGAGCTCGGCCGGAGGACGCAAGGGATACGTGGTCCGCTCGCGGCACAACGTGTATCGGGCCTTGCGCCGCAAGGGGAAGAGTAAGAGCAGCGCGGCCCGGATCGCGAACGCGGGCCGGACGCACGCGGCCCGATCTCGCATGAGCCGTCGCGCCGCTCGTACTAGACGCGAGCGGCACGGCGGTTAGCGTCGCACCGGCGACGGGCTGCGGTCCGGCACTCCCGGCAGTCTCGGTTGTTCGGCCGGTCCTTGCGCCGGTAGGTGTTTGCCTCGGTGAACTCATGGCCGGAGTCGCAATGGGTCTTGGTAGCTGTTACTGTGAAGTTGACAGAAGGGAGGCCGGACACATGGGATGGATCTTGGTCCCCAGTCTCGTGTCTTTGCGCAACGAGCTGAACCAGCTCTCGCCGAGCCGGGACAAGGCCACGGATGGATCGATCGGTGACGCGGCACACGCCGCTGAGCCGAGTGACCACAACCCCGACGAGACCGGCACGCCGGAGCGCTACGACTCGGACGGGATCAACGAGGTTCACGCGATCGACGTGGACAAGGACTTGCGTAAGAGCGGGTGGAACATGACCCGGGTGGTCCGGACCATCGCGGACCGGCACCGGCGCGGGCTGGACAACCGGCTGGAGTACATCATCTGGGACCGGCAGATCGCCAGCCGGGGCAGCGGGTGGGCCTGGGTCGGGTACGACGGCTCCAACCCGCACACCGACCACGCGCACTTCAGCGCCCGCTATGGCAGCGGGAGCGGCACGGGCAACCCGGAGAACATCACGGCCCCCTGGGGGCTGCTGGACGAGGAGGACGACGATTTTATGGGCTTGTTCAAGGATCTTGACGAGTACAAGGCGTACCAGGTCAGCCTGATCCAGAACCAGGTGCCGGACGCGATGAAGAAGGCGCTGGCCGACGACGGCGTGGTCCGGCCCAACATGCTGGCCGTGGTCGGGGACGGGGTGCGCGAGGAGAAGTGGGACGCGATCCACGCGATCCGGCGCGACGCGGTCTACCAGGCCGCCTCCCCGCAGCGGCAGGGCGAGATGCGCAACGCCATGGACCTCAGCAAGATCGTGCTCCGTGAGGCCCTGGTGCGCATCCTGAACGCCAAGGAAGGCGACGTGGACGCGGCCAACGATCTGCTGGCCCAGACCGCGCTCAAGGAGATGGTCAAGGAGGCGGTCCAGGAGCTGACCGCAGAGGGGAAGCTGAAGGCATGACCACAGCCCAGCCGATGGCCGAACGGTTCTGGCCCAAGGTCGCGGTCTGGGACTGCTGGGAGTGGCTGGCTAGTCGGAACGCGTTCGGGTACGGCCAGTTTTACGACGGCCGGACCATGCGGCTGGCACACGTGATCGCGTATGAGTTGCTGGTTGGCCCTGTCCCCGAGGGCTTGGATCTCGATCACGTGTGCCGGAACCGGTCATGCGTCAATCCGGATCACCTGGAGCCGGTCACGCGTCGCGAGAACATCGCTCGGGGTTCGTCACACGTGGCCCGTCAGATCGCCCAAGATGAGTGCAAGTACCAGCACCCGTTGGACGGGGTCAACTCCTATGTCGATAGCCGGGGACGGCGAATCTGCCGGGCCTGTGTGCGTCGTCGGGTGAGCGACCAGCGGGCCAAGGGTGTCCGCTACGACCGAAAGAAGGTCTCAACGTGACAAATGTTCGTATATTCGGGCGCGAGCCCGCGCTGATCATCTCGTGGCTGGCCGCGCTCGGCATGCTCGCCGGGGGCCTGAACATCTCGTGGCTCAATGCCGGGCAGACCACGGTAATCGTGGCCGCGATCGCCGCGTTGCTGCTGGCGCTCACCACCCGGCCGGTCGGGCCGGGCCTGTTCGTCACGGCGTCGGCGGCGCTGTTCGCGGTGTTCGCCGAGTACGGCATGACGGTCAGCGAGGCCACCGTCAGCGCGGTTGGTGGCGTCATCATGGCCAGCTTCGCGCTGTTCGGTGTGCGGCCTCAGGTGACCCCGGCTGCCGACCCCCGGCCGATCGAGGGCCGCCAAGTAGTCTGAGCACGCGATGAAGCAGGAAGGCCCGGACCATCAGGTCCGGGCCTTCTTGACGTTGCACCGTCAGAACGGGTGTGGCCCATCGTCGGTCCGGTGCGTGTCATCGATCTTGTCCGGGTCGAGCTCGCCCTTTTGGGTCATCGTAGCCCGGGCCTGCTTGGTGAACCGGGCTTCCATCTTCCGGTCGTACGGGTCATCGATGGAGCCGATATCCATCTTGTCGTCGTTCTTGCGGGGCACGATCAGTCACCCTTCCGGACCTTGCGAAGGAACATCTGATGGGTCTGGGTGAGCAGAACGCTCCCGCGCGACGTGCGGACGAACAGTTCACCGGGCAACGGCTTGTTGCGGGCCGACTCGGCCGGGTCGTAGTTCTCGCCGGTGAGACCGGTCTTGGGCAGATCCTTCTTGTCGCTGGCCATGACTCTACTTTACAGGCATGACAGCTAGGTGTCAAACCGGGGAGCAGGTCAGGAGCCGTCGTCCCAGAAGGTCGGCACCGGCTCAGGCACCGTCGCGACGGCGGCGGGCTGCTCGGCCGGGCCGGTGTTCGCCGCGACCAGGCCATAGCCTGCGCCGCGCAGGTACTCGGCCAGGTAGCCCGCGAGCGGGAGGTGTTCCGGCCGTTCCTCGCCCATCGAGGAGATCAGCGCGCGCCGGATGACGGCCACCGTCTCCTGGTCGCTCAGCAGGGTGGAGGACACCAGGCTGGACATGCGGGCCATCTCCTGCTGGATCGAGTTCAGGGCGGGCTGGACGGTCTCCAGCACGGCACCGGCGAGTCCGGAGAGGTCCAGGCTGACCGAGCCGCTGACTTGGCTTCTCATTCTTGCCTTCCTGCCTCCCCGTCCGGGTTGGCGCTTGCAACCTTACCGTCATGACTGGTACGTTGCAACCCAGCGACGAGGGGAGCAGGTCATGGCAAAGCTGGTGGTTCAGCACGACGAGGACCCGGCGATCGCGATCGTGCTGGAGACGGTGCCCGAGGGCACGCCAGGCCGGGCGCACGGCACGTACGGCACGTGCACGCAATGCGGCTGGCCGATGCACCGATGGAGCGAGGAGCACGCAGTGCTGGCCGCTGAGCGGCACGTGGACTCGCACGAGGCGCTGGTCAGCGGGATCGATCCGTCCAGCGTCGTACGGGGGTGAAAGAGGCTACCCCCAGGGATGCCTCTTTCGGGGGACCACATCAGAGGTCCCTCCACCTGCGGAAACATCATAAGGTCCCGCTCATGGGGAGCGGGAGAACTCATAGGACAGGGGTAGGCAATGAGCCAGCACAGCGAGCGTACGCAGAACGGGCCATCACGGGTCAGCATCGTGGCCGGGTTCGGACTGCTGACGACGGTCATGACGGTGACCGCCTGGATCGGGATCGGGGCTGAGAACTGGCGTGAGGTAGCCGGGCTGGTTCTGGGCGTGTTCGCCTCAGTCCTGGTGCTCGCCCAGGTCACGGCCAGGGTGGTGGAGCGGATGGAGGTCCAGGAGCGCAAGCGGCGCAAGGCCTCGGAAGGGCTCTGGAACCGGTTGCGGGAGCCGGTCGGCCTGCCACAGATGGGGGACGAGGACGACCTGACGACCCGGCTCGACCCGGGACCGCTGCGGGCCGCGCCGGTGTTCAGGAGCGAGCGGGAGCGCGCGGCCTGGCTCGATGCGGAGACCGAGGTCATCCGGCACTGAGCCGTGTAAGTAGTCGGGTTAGGCGTTGATCCTTACGGGGGGACTTCCACAGGAGGTCCCCCCGTTGTGTGTTTGCCCAGGTGAGGGGACGTGCGAGGAGGTCCCCCCGCAGATCAGGACTTGACTTCGCAGCCATGCCTGGTAAGCTGTGGGCATGGCAACCAACGAGACGACCAGACGGATCGCCAAGGTCCAGGCATTCGAGCTCACCGACTACGACCGACTCGTTGACGAGCACGGGGAATGGATCGGAACGATTATGGGAGCACCTGACGTTGCACCGTCAAAAGTGACGTTTTCCCTGATCATTGGGGGTGGGCAATCCATCGTCCGGACGGTCCGGCCGTCGTCCTGGGTGCGGATCGAGATCGCGCGATGAGTGCCGGATACATGCGCCGGTGCTCCGGCAAGAAGCGGCAGAGCGAGGCCGAGGCCAAGCAGCATCGTAAAAAGCTGGCGGCCAAGCTGATGAAGCCGATCAGCGCGTTCAGCGTCTATCCCTGTGACCAGTGCCTGGGGCACCACGTGGGCGGCGCGGCCAACGCGTTCATCACCCGAACACGGCGCAGCGGAAAACGGCCGAACAAGAGAATGCGCGGACGCTGAGCAATCATCCTAGGACGGCCCCCATCGTTGCTGGTGGGGGCCGCTTTTTCGGTTGTGGAGACAACTTCACCGGCACGACTTTTCAGACATTGAAGGTCTGCCTGGGCGTGTCGCCGCTGGGAAACCTAACGGTGCTAGATATTGGCCAGACGACTTCACACGGGCCCCACAACCCCGGGTTGACTGACGATGTACCAGTTTGCCCGATAATCCCTCTGGTGCGTCCTGAGTGCCCCAGTTTGCCCATGGGGGACCTAGCTGAGCTTCTCAATACCCCAATTTTTCAGGGAACACCTTTTGTCTACGTATCCGCGCACACACGTAGACACGCGCGAGGCCCTGGAAAAAATCGGGGCCTGGAATCAGTCCCCCGGTCCCCCGGTCCCCTAGCGGATCTGCCGATTCTGTATCGCGTGTTAGGATGCGTAGATGACGAGATTCGAGGGCTTGCGGACACTGCGCATCGCGCCGCTGACGGGGGCCAATCTCCGGCTGGTCCTGGAGGACATGCAGAAGGGTCCAGGCTGGATCCCCTCAGCCGACCTTTACCGGCACTACGTGTGGATGTGCGAGGAGGACAACCTGGACCCGATGAACCAGAACTCGTTCGGCCGGGAGCTGACCAAGATGGGCTACCGCCAGGAGGTCAAGCGCATCGATGGCAAGCTGGTGCGCGGCCGGTTCATCAGCAACAAGGCGTTCCGGGCCGAGGTGGACGAATGACCGAGATCTTCAAGTCGATCGTCCTGGCAGATGTGGCGCTCACTTTGCGCGACCTGGAGCCAGGTCCGCACCTGGCCCGGGATCTCTACTGGAAGTACATCGAGACGGTGCGGGCTCAGGGCCGGGCGGGCGGATACGCCAGTCCCTTTGGCAAGGCGATGGCGCACCTCGGTTGCGTCCGGAAGTACTCCCCGGAGCACGGCACCAAGGCATGGTTCATCGACCCAGCCGGGATGGCCGAACGCTGGCCCTCGCTCCCCTGGTCCAAGGTGACAGTGAAGTGTCAAGTGGACGCTGAGGCCCAGATGTCCGCCGAGACCGTAGGATGGGACGCGTGAACATCCCGGTCTGGCTGGCCCTGCTGATCTACGCGCTCGCCGTGGCGCGCCTGACCGGGCTCGTGGTGGCCGACGCGATCACCGAGCCGGTCCGGGACCGGCTCGTGGGGTGGCTGGACGACAGCCCCGGCTCCAGCGGCGAGTGGTTCGCCACCCTGATCCAGTGTCCCTGGTGCGCCGGGATGTGGATCTCGCTGGCCGCCGCCCCCCTGATCTGGTTCTGGTGGGACTCGCCCGTCATGCTGATACCGGCCATCGCTCTGGCCTTCTCCCAGGTCGCTGGGTCCATCTCCAACCTCGGGAGGTAACCGTGGCTCTCCGCCGTCCACGAGCCCCACAGCCGTCCCAGACGCTCGCTCCCCCATTGGCGCGCTACCCGGCCGCCCTCAGCGCCGCTACGGCGATCGTGGAGCTCTCCGGCAACTCCTCCTGGAAGACCTGGAAGTTCGGCAACCGCGACTGGCAGACCGAAGCCTGGCGGCTTTACGACATCATCGGGGAGCTGCACAAGCTGTCCGGCCGGGTCGGCGACAGCCTCTCCCAGGCGCGCCTCTACGTCACCGAGGTCAGCGAGACCGGCGAGGAGACCGGCGAGATCGAGGACGAGCGGATCCGGCAACTGGCCGCCGTGCCGCTCGGCACCGGCTCCCAGCGCGACGACAACCTCCGATTGGCGGGCATCGACCTGGCCGTGGGCGGCGAGTGCTGGATCGTCGGTGAGGGCGCAGCGCGCAACCCCGAGCAGGCCAAGGGCTCGTGGTTCGTGGTCACCGGCTCGGCCTTCAAGCGCGAGGGCGACGACGTGAAGGTCCGCCGTCCCCAGCAGCGCGGCGGGCAGTACCTCACCCTGGCCGATGGCGTGGACATCCTGATCCGCTGCTGGCGGCCACACCCCAACGACACCGACCAGGCCGACAGCTTCACCCGCTCGGCCATCGTGCCGCTGCGGGAGATCGAACTCCTGACCAAGCGCGAGTTCGCCGAGCTGGACTCCCGGCTCACCGGCGCGGGCATCATGTTCCTGCCCGAAGGTGTCGACTTCCCCCGGGGACCGGACGACCCGGACGGCATGGCCGGGTTCATGGCCTACATCCAGCGGGCCGCCGCCGCGAGCATGGCCGACCAGAGCCGGGCCAGTGCGATGGTGCCGATCATGGCCACCGTGCCGGACGAGATGATCCAGTACCTGGACCAGCTCAAGCCGATCAACTTCTGGTCCGAGCTGTCGGCCGAGATCACGCCGATGAAGGACAAGGCGATCGAGCGCCTGGCGTCCATGGCCGAGATCCCGGCCGAGGTGCTGACCGGCATCGGGGACGCGAACCACTGGACGGCCTGGCTGATCTCCGACGAGGGGATCCGCTGGATCCGGGGTTACCTGGGCCTGGTCGCGGACGCACTCACCCGGGGCTTCCTGCGGCGCGCCCTGGAGTCGATGGGTGTCACCGACCCCGAGCGGTACGCGTTCGCGTTCGACACCTCGGCGCTGGCCAGCAAGCCCAACCGGCTGGACGAGGCCGAGCGGCTGCACGACCGGGGCCTGATCTCCGACGAGGAGCTGGTGAAGGCCGCCGCCTTCTCGATCGACCAGATGCCGGATCCGGGCCAGCGCGCCGAGCAGATCATCTATCGCCTGGTGATGGCCCAGCCGGATCTCGCCCTGGACCCTGAGGTCCAGCGGGTGCTCGGCCTGCCCAAGATCCAGAGCGTCGGCCTGCCCCCGACCGCCGATCAGAACACCGATGGCGAGGACGGGGGGACCTCTGGAGACGGTCCCCCCAACGATGGCGAGGACCCGGACCCACCGGCCGACGACGGTCAGGCGCGTGCGATCACCGCTGCCCTGGACGATCGGATCCGCTCGATTCAGGCGACGCGCAGCACGGCCCCGGTCTCGCCGCAGGCCGTGTTCAACGCGTCGGCCAAGCTGATGGTGTACCGGGCGCTGGAGCTGGCCGGTGGGCGGCTGACCACGCCGCAGGAGCGCCGGGGCCGCTGGGCTCAGGTGCCACGTCACGAGCTCCATCACCACGTCGGGCCGATCACGCCGGAGAAGGCGCTGAAGGTGATCGAGGGGGCCTGGACTCACCTCCCCTTGGCGGCGGCTGATCTCAATGTTGATGCCGAGGCTCTGCACTATGTGCTGGAGTCTTACGTGACTGAGTTGCTGACCCGTGGGCTCCGGCATCACGACGACATGCTCTATGCCACGCTCGCCATGCCGAACCGGGGAGCCGGTCTGGTCCCGGCATGATCGGGTTGGACACCTGGAAGCCGTGACGGTAAAGTTGACCCATGCTGTGTGAGAGATGTCAGGGAGCTGGCCGGGACCTCGTTCCCTGCTCGAATTGCAAGGGCCACCGCAACGGTTGCCGTCACTGCGTGCGTGGCCAGCAGGAGATTGCGTGCCCGCGCTGTAGCGGCACGGGCAACCGGAGGAAGTCCTGATGGCTACATGCCGTAGCTGCGGAGGCAGTGGACGACAGTCGATCCAGTGCGAGCGACGGCACTCCTCGGACCGGGTCTGTCCCAAGTGCGGGAACACGGGCCGGATCTCCTATCCGTGCGTCGAGTGCTCAGGCTCGGGGCACTCCTGATGGCGGCCACGTGCGGCCGGTGTCTGGGTACCGGCAAAGAGATGGTGGTCTGTTACAAGTGCAACGGCTCCGGCAAGAACTGCGGAGCCTGTGAGCACGGGTTCCGGGTCCGGATCTGCGATCGGTGCGGCGGGACGGGGCAGCGATGAAGGACAACCCGTGCGGCCGGTGCTCCGGCGTCGGCAAAGAGTGGATCCGGTGCGGTGACTGTGACGGCAAGGGGTGTCAGCACTGTGTCCTGGGTTACAGGACGATGATTTGCTCGCTGTGCACCGGGACCGGGAGGCACTGATGACGGGCCGGAGAAGACCACGGCCGAGCGGGCCGCGCGGAACGTGCCGGGGCTGTGGTGGCGATGGGTTCCGTGCACTGACTTGCCAGCTCTGCCACGGCAAGGGGTGCAAATCGGGCAACGAGTGCCGGGCGGGCCGGGTCAACGTGGCCTGCAACGTGTGCCTGGGAACCGGCCGGGACGGAGAGGACCGGTGAGCCCGGACGCGCGGACCAAGCCGTGCCGGACCTGCGGAGCCAGCGGTTATATCTGGTACACCTGCTCGACCTGTACCGGCACGGGGCTGGTCAGCGGGAGAAACTGCAAAGTCTGTTTCGGCAACGGTGGGCGTAACGGCAATTGCTTCACCTGCGGTGGACGGGGAGAGGTTGAACGATGAAGACCAAGAACGTGTGTCAGGTCTGCGGTGGTCAGGGCCGGATCTGGCTCAACTGCCAGATGCGCTGTGGCGGCAAGAGGGATTGCATCGTCTGCTCCGGGATGGGCAAGGTCTACACGACGTGTACCAAGTGCAAGGGGTCGGGCTACTCATGAGCGGCAATCGCAAACCGGATCCGTGCCGCAGGTGCCAGGGCCGGGGAACCGTCGATGCCCGGTGCACCCAGAACTGCGGGCGCGATCGCAAGTGCCCGGTATGTCGGGGCAGCGGGCACACCTTGGTCACATGCACGTCGTGCTGGGGAAGGGGGAATCTGTGAGCAGGCCGAAGGACGTTCCCGCGCAGTGCCCGATGTGCCACGGCCGGGGAACCGTCGATGCCCGGTGCACCCAGAACTGCGGGCGCAACCGTAAGTGCGGCCAGTGCGGTGGCAGCGGGCACACCCTGGTCACGTGCACCCGGTGCTGGGGGAGTGGGGTCAAATGACCGAGCCGGTCTGGAACGGCCGGGGCCGCGATCCGTGGCTCCCCCAGCGCCTGGAGGCACGGCTGGAGATCGCGACGATAGAGCGGCAGGTCCGTGCCGCTGTCTGGGCCGCGCTCTCCGATTGGCTGGTCCAGACCGCCCGGCGCGTCCTGAGAGGGACGACCGAGGTCCCGGCCCCGGATGCGATCTGGGCGCGCGTGCCCGCCTGGCGCGAGGCCGTGGAGCTCATTCTGAACGGCGAGATCCTGAAGGCGCTCGGTGTGGCGTTCGAGCGGATCCTGGGGCCGGGCTCCGGCTGGGAAGGCCGGGAGTTCACCACGAACTACCTGGCCGAGGTGCGCAACCGGATGGTCCGGATCCCGGACGAGGTGTTCGACCTGGTGGCCGGGCAGATCTCTCAGGGGGTCAACCTGGGTGACTCGATCCCTGAGCTGGCCATGCGAGTTGACAATGTCCTGTCAACGACCAAGTCGGAGCGCTGGCGCAACCGGGCTGTGGTCGTGGCCCGGACCGAGGCTATCGGTGCGATGAACGCCGGTCGGCTGGAAGCGTTCAAGATCGTGGCCGAGGACGAGGACGGCCCGATGGAGAAGCTGTGGCTGGCCACCGAGGACAGCCGGACCCGGGAGACACATCAGGAGGCTGACGGGCAACGGGTCGCTCTCGCTTCCCCGTTCTCGGTCGGCCTGGCCCAGCTCCAGTTTCCGGGCGACCCGAGTGGTCCTCCCCAGGAAGTGATCCAGTGCGTGATCGAGTCAACGAAGGTCGCGTGGCCTAGGCAAGCGTTGTACGGGTCTACCCGCCGACGCCATTACGGCCCGCTGGTCCAGCTCATCACGGCTGAAGGGCACGACCTCACCGTCACCCCGAATCACCCGGTACTCACCCCCACCGGGTATATCCCGGCTGGTTTGCTGAGCAAAGGTCAGGACGTCCTGGCCACCCCGGAGCCCCCATCCCCAGAGGTACACAACGCTCCATTCTGCGTCGAGGAGATTCACAGTGCGCTGAGCCAAGCGGGGGAGTCTGAGCGGGTGATGGGCAGCCGAATGGATTTCCACGGCGACGGTTCCCCCGATGACGAAGTCGAGATTGTAAGCGCCAACGGCGACCTGACTCGATACGTCAACCCCCGTGGATTCAGCGAGCGCTTGAAAACGGGCTTCGTCCGGCTGGAGGACCGAACGCGTCCTCTGTCTGGTTTGAGCAATTCCGTGGTTACGCTGACTCCAGTCCCCGGTGGGCCGGACGACATGTTTACGGGCCGCCTCGTTGGCCTGAGCGGTGAGGGCGCGCCGGTCGGCGGGGGAGAGACGGGCGAGGCGCAAGCGGTTCGCTTCGCTTCCGCTCCGGACCTCCAGGTTGAGGGCGATCAAGTGCCGGACGATGGTCGGACGGCTGAGTCCGATTTCCCGGCTCATCTTCAGTACGCTCTGGCCAGCGGCATGGCGGTAACGAAGATCGTCGATGTCAATAGGCTTTCGGGCAACCACTGGGTATACAACCTTTCCACCTCAGACCATTGGTTCACCGGCAATGGTATCGCATTGCACAACTGTCGGTGCACGATGCTCCTCGTGGAACCCGGAGAAGACGTGGACCTGAGCAACCGCCAGATGCGCCGCAACCGGTAGCCTGGTCAACGAGGAGGCAGTCATGGGTACGAAGTTCCGCACACTGCTTGCGCCGATCGGCGTGAGCACCGGGGACGGCCGGAGATTCGCCGATGGTGCGATCACCGTGGCCGACCTCCCCATTGGGTTCAACTGGGTCCGCGAGGCCGAGGGCGGCCACAACGGCTCGATCGTCGTCGGCGCGGTCCAGGAGGCGACCATCGCCACCGTGGCTGAGGCCATCAAGAACGAGTGGATCTCGGCCGACGCGGCCAAGGGCATGGACGCCAAGATGTCCGCCGTCTGGGGCAAGGGCGAACTGTTCGACGACGTGAGCCGCGAGGACATGCCGCGCCTGGCCGAGGACGTGGCCGAGGCCATGCACCTGATCGGCGCGGGCACGCTCGGTCCCTCGGTGGACCTGGACTCGTTCGAGGGCCAGCCGGTTTTCGAGGGCACCGACGACCCGGTCACCTGGGAGCAGATCGAGGCCTATTACGAAGAGCACGGCGAGGAGCCCAAGCTGGAGCTCCTGATCACCGCTGGCCGGGTGCGTGCCGCGACCCTGGTCGGTATCCCGGCCTTCTCCGAGACCTCCCGGCCGCTGGAGCTGATCCTGGCCGAGACGACCGACGACGGGGAGGCGGCGGCTGACACGCTCGCCCTGGTCGCGTCGGTCAGCGCGCCGGTGCGCGCCGACATCGCGGCTTTCACCCGGCCCGCGCTGGACGGCCCGACCCCGATCACCTGGGACTTCCAGACCGGCCGGGTGTTCGGCCACATCGCGACCTGGCAGACCTGTCACGTGGGGTACGCCGACGTGTGCGTGACCGCTCCCCGTGACGATGAAGCCACCGAGTACGCCTGGTTCAACCGGCACCCGGTGGACACCGAGGACGGCACCGTGTGGGCGGGCCGGATCACTGTGGGAGGTCGGCATGCGTCCTTGTCGCTGAACGCCAGCGCGACCATGGCCCAGTACGACGACAAGACCGTGGCCGCGCACGTCCGGGCCTACTCCGACGAGCACGGCATTGTCGTGGCCGGGGTGATCGAACGAGACCTGACTGCGACCGAGGTCCAGACGCTGAAGCGCCGGAAGGTCTCCGGTGATTGGCGCGAGACCCCGGGTGGGCTGTCCCTGGTCGAGGTGCTGGCGCTGTCTCCCGGCCCGCGTGCGCACTCTGAGCCCGGTTTCCCGGTGCCCGCCACCTTCTCGGTGAACGGACGGCAGACGGCGCTCACGGCCTCGCTGGGGCCGGTCGCTGGCACCACGGCGCTGGCGGCCGGGACAATCGACATCCAGGCGGCTGTCCGGGCCGCGCTGATCGAGGACCGCGCGGCCACCCGGGCGCGCGAGGCACTGGCCACCGAGTTGGCCGCCACGATCGTGGCGGCTCGGGCCGAACTGGCCGCCGTTCTGGAAGGGGAGGACTGAGACATGGCGTGTGCATGTGGCAAGAACAAGGCCGGGGCCAAGCGGGAGACCTACACGGTCACGCTCCCCGGGGGTCTGAAGGTGACCAAGACCAGCGAGGCGGCGGCGGTCGCGTTCGCGGCCAAGCACCCGGGCGCGACCTACAAGAAGGCTGCCTAACACCGTTAGGTAAGAGCCGGGCCACGAACCGGCACGCGGAGAAGGCCCCCACCGATGGTGGGGGCCTTCCGTGTCTCGATCAGGCCGGGAATGCGATGGCGTGGGCCTGATCGATCAGGGTCCGGGCCAGGTCGTACTCCCCGTTGTTGTGGGCGACATCAGCCTCGGCGATCTTGATCTGGGCCGCGATCCATCCTTCATCGCTGGCGTGGTCCTGGATCGAGAAAGACACGCTGTTCAGGTACTTGGCGCTGGCTCGGCGGGCGAGAAGTTCCTTGTTTGTCATCATGCTCAGAACGATACAGGCGTGACTGTGAAGTGTCAACCTCGCAGTTTCCCGGGGAGCGTCATTCGAGTAACCTGACAGCCATGACTATTTCCCGCAAGATCGTGGCGTCTCTCGCCGCGTTCGCGCTGGCCGGTGCCGTGCTGTCGGCCCCCGCTAGCGCTGCTGTCCCGGCCGTGAAGGACCCGGCCATCCTGGCGGGCAAGAACGCCGACCCGTACAAGGGCTCGCCCGTCATCAGCAAGAGCACCGGCAAGATGACCGCCGATCTCGGCTCCAAGATCACGGCCAAGTCGGCTTGTGGCGTCTGTCGTCAGTACGGTGGGGCCTACCAGTTCGTTGGCACCGGCACGGCGGGCACCGGCGCGACCTCGGCCAAGGTCTCGACCAGCCAGCACAATCCGTACCTGAACGCGGCTAACGGCCACAGCCTCTCGGAGATCTCGGCCCAGGGCTTCTCGACCAGCGGCGCGGATGACAACATCGTGGAGATCGGCTGGCGCAACCCGTCGGCCACTACCGGCAACGCCGGTTGCTCCAGCTCGACCAACCCGTGCCTGTTCCTCTACGCCTGGGTCAAGGGTATCGGCCAGGGCTACGGCCCGACCTCCCCGTACTACGTCGACAACCCGGGCGAGTCGGTCAACAACGGCACGCCGCTGGCCATCACGGCCGGTGGGGCCAGCCCGACCGTGTTCTATGACTACGGCGCGCGGTACATGGCCACCCCGCCGAGCTGGTGCACGACGACGCCGGGCATCGGCGCGTGGGTCATGAGCCAGGCCAACGCCGGTGTCTCGCGGGACATCGCCTGCTACCTGAGCACGCTGTGGACCAACGCCGGGGAGTCGTTCACCGACATCCACCTGTTCCAGTCGTTCGACGAGATCGCGGACTCCGACACCAACCCGTGCACCGACATGGGCTCCGGCATCTTCGGCGTGGCCACCACGCCGAGCGCGGCCCAGTGGGTCAAGGGCTACACCCTGACCGGCCCGACCTCTCCGGTCGCGGACTGGACCACCAGCCATGTCTCGGTGACCCCGGCCGCTGTCACCCCCACGGCGTACCGGATCAACCGCAACTCGCAGACGGAGTACCGGGTCGGCGGCCCGGGCTTCGACGTGGTCGGCGGCACGGCGACCGGCACGGCGGGCAACTGCTAGCCTGATCACACTTGCCTGCCGGAGCCAGCAACGAGGCCCAGACCTGATGGTCTGGGCCTCGTTGTTGACGGTGCATTGTCACTGCCACTTGACCCGGATGTCCGGCACGTACCCGATCCAGCAGTCCCGGCCGCGCCGGGTCAGGAACACCACGTACAGCCAGCCGACCATGGTCCCGCCGTAGATCCGGAGCTGGATCAGGCCCCGCTGCTGAAGCCGTTCGGCGGCCCGGAGTTCCAGGAGCCGCATCCCGTGGCTGTCCTGCTTGATCAGCGTCCCCCAGGACGGAGAACGGCGGCATCTCATCAGCAGGTCCCACTGGTGCCCGCCCACCCGTTCGAACGGGACACCCCGGCCCGGCGTCTGACCCTGGGGGAGCGCGAGATACGCACCCGGTGGGTAGTACCGGGTGCGCGCCATCTCGTGCCGGTGGCGGCGGGTCATCGTGTCGCCCGGGTTTCGTGTCGGAGCGCCCGGCAGTCCGGTGTCCAGACGTACCGGTGCTCCAGCAGCACCTCGGGCAGCGTGGCCCACTCGAACGGGACGTGATCCCAGGTGCTCATGTCCTTGTCGGCCAGGAACACCGGTGCTCCGGTCAGGGTTCCGTTCCCGAGGGAGATGAACAGGCCGAGCCATCCGGGGAACTCGCCGGTACCGCGCTCGATCACCCGGATGGCCGAATTGCCGTTGGTCAGCGTGGAGCCGACCTGGATCTGATTCATCGCCTGTCCTCCCGGGCCGACCAGACGGTCTGGCACTTCACGACTTCGGTGTCCTTGTCGGCGTTTTTCTGCGCCCACTCCATCGCGGCTCGGTGGTCCCGGCCGAAATGCTTGCGTGGCCGGTTGTTGGCCGTCGTGTAGTAGACGAAGTATTCCGGGTCTTCCATCGTCCTCCCCTTCCGTGCGGGGGACCTCCGCAGAGGTCCCCCGACCTGGTGTTTTCTTTACTTCGACCCACAATCGGGTCCCAATCCCTGTGCGAAGTACGGGTTCTTGGTGTCGCTGAGCTGGCGGTGGCAGCGCGAGCACCGGCGCAGCGTGTGAGCGGCCAGCACGCGGGCTCCATCCACGTCAGCGCGGATCGCGTCCAGGATCCGGGCCTTCTCCGCTGCGTTGCGGATGGGGAACTCCTCATCCGAGGAGATCCGGGCCAGGAAGGTGAAACCCGCCCACCGGCCGTGCTCGCCGCCGTAGTTGATCGAGTAGCACTTGACTTCGTCGTCGGTGATCGCGTACCGGCCAGCCGGGATCGTGACCGCCGTGCCGCTGGTCGGCCGGGGAGCGGGAACCTGAGCGGCCTCCAGCTCCTTGACCTTGGCGATCATCTTGGAAATCCAGGCGCTCACGTCACCACCCCGGGCCGGGCTCTCCCAGGCCCCGGCCTCGCTCTTGCGGGCGATGTAGGCGTCGGTCTTGGCCCCCAGCTCGGGATCCAGGTCCATGATCTGCTTGGTCAGCTTCAGCATGAGATCGCGCTGGGCCGGGGTGCGGACATCCACGGTCTCGGTGACCAGGTCCAGCAGGTCGTCGGCCTCGGCAATCGCGCCGCCACCAGTGTTGTTGGCACCGTGTGCGTCGTGGAAAGCCATCAGCCAGCGCGCCGTGTGCGGGTTGTTCCGGTAGTTCCGCTCGATGGTCCGCATGTCCTGCTCCCCTGCTCGTTCCTCGCTGACAGGACAAACATTACAGGCTTGACTGTGAGGTGTCAAGAGCGAGGAGCCGGTGCTTTCGGCCGGTGCTCGACATCGCCGTAGTGGCACCAGGGCTCCGTCTCGCGGAATCGGAAGATCTTGGAGTCGCACCAGCAAATGGCTTCCATCGGCTTGCCGGTGCTGGACTGGATGGCTTTCGTCAGAGACTTCATGGAACCTACTATACAGTAACGACTGCAAAGTGTCAACCGGGGAGTCGGGAGATTTCTCAGTCGCGCCGGATGGACATCTGACGTGAGCTGGCCATGCCCGGTGCTAGGATCGCGATTGACATGCTGGTGTCAGGATTCGGTCCGGCCGGGAGTCGCACACAAGATCGACCGTAAAGGTGGACCCATGTACACGTTCCCGTTCGAGGTCCCGGCCGACCTCAGCGCGCTCTCGGCTGAAGAGTTCGCCACGTTCCAGGCCCAGGTGCGCGAGCACGCTGGCACGGTCCTGGCGGACGACAACGCTCCGGCCAACGCTCTTCTGGCCACCCGCGACCTTCACGCCCAGGTCACGGCTGAGGACGAGCGCCGGACGACCCAGGCCAACGAGGCCGCCGCCGCGCGCGCCGAGCTGGCCGCCGCGACCGCCCCCGCGCCGGTCGCCACCGAGCCGGTTCCGGCCCCCGAGCCCACTCCGGCTCCCGAGCCGACCCCGGCCCCGCAGGTCCCGGCCCCGGGCGGCAGCGAGCCGATCCCGGCCGTGACCGCCAGCACCCTGGACCCGACCCCGGAGACTCCTCGCGAGGTCTACGCCGTTCTCACCGCGAGCGCGGACGCGCCGAACGTCGGCTCCGAACTCACGTTCGCCAGCGTCGGGGAGCTGCTGGAGCGCCGTCTCTCGTCCTACCCCCAGGGCGGCAAGAGCGCGGCCCTGTCCGGCCAGGTCGAGACCCGCAAGCTGAACGCCAACGGCACGCACTTCGCGATGGGTGGCCGGTCGCTGACCCGGCACAACAACGTCGCGATCCAGCGCCGGTTCCCCGAGGACCTGCGCATCACCGACGCCAACAAGGCGATGGGCGTCCTGGAGCACGCGGGCCGTCAGTCCCGTCTCCCGGGTGGCTCGCTGGTCGCCAGCATCTCGGACCAGGTCGGCCGGGGTGGCCGGTCGCTGACCGCCGCCGCTGGCTGGTGCGCGCCGTCCGAGACCATCTACGACCTGTGCATGCTGGAGACCCGTGACGGCATGCTCGACCTCCCCGAGGTCGAGGCCGTGCGCGGCGGTTTCAACATCCCCTCGGACGGCGGCCCGAACTTCGCGTCGATTTACGACTCGATCGGGGACGACGGCGATGTCATCCTGACCGAGTACGACGTGATCAACGGGACCGACAAGGTCTGTATCGAGATCCCGTGCCCGGACTTCGAGGAGGTCCGGCTGGACGTGGCCTACCTCTGCCTCACCGGCGCGCTGCTCCAGCGCCGGGGTTACCCGGAGATCGTCAACCGCTTCTCCCAGGGCGCGCTGATCGGCCTGGACCACAAGGTCAACGAGTCGGTCATTGCCCGTATGGTCGCGGGCTCGGGCGCGGCGCGCACGATCCCGGACAACGTCGGCGGCGACGACGCGGTCTCCCAGCTCCTCTCGGCTGTCGAGGTGGCCGCCGAAGATATCAAGTACCGCAACCGCATGGGTCGCGGCGCGACGATCGAGGTCGTGCTTCCCGCCTGGGCGATCGCGCCGATGCGGGCCGCGCTCGCGCGTCGCCGGGGTGTCTCCGAGTGGGACGTGTCGGACGGCGAGATCCTGGCCGCCTTCACCACCCGCCACGTCGTGCCGCACTTCGTCTACGACTGGCAGGACGCGTTCAGCGGCCTCTCGACCGGCCCCGGCCGGGCGGCGGGCATCACCGCGTTCCCGACCGACATCTCGTTCTTGGCCTACCCGGCCGGGACCTGGGTCAAGGCGGTCCGCTCGGTGGTCAACCTGGACACCGTGTACGACAACGCGATGCTGACCCAGAACCAGTTCACCGCGCTGTTCGTGGAGGACGGGTTCGCCGTGATGCAGATGTGCACCGACTCGCGCCTCTACACAGTCGGGTTCGACCCCAACGGTCTGTGCTGCGCCTGATCACCTCCCAGGTTGCTCCCAGAACATCCTAGTTCTGGGAGCAACCGACCACCTGAAGGAGGTGAGCAAACATGGCACTGATTCCCGCACCGCTGGTCGCCGCGCCGGGACCGTTGCGCCGCCGCTACGGCCTGTTCGACGCGGCCAGCGGACCGCTTGACCTTCCCCCGCATGGGGAGGGCGGTGGCATCCGGTTCGTCCAGGAGAATTGCGGCAAGTCGTACGCCTACGGCGTGACCTGCTACGAGCCCGGCGACGCTCCGGCCAAGCCGCTGGACGCTGACAACGAAGAGGTCGAGACCGGCGTTTTCGCCGTGCTCTCGACGCTCAACTGCTCAGCGGTCGGTTACACGCTGGACGAGTACCGGGCCAAGATCCGGCGTCGCCAGGAGGCCAACGAGATGCCCGCTGTCGAGGCCGCTCTCTGGACCGGTCTGGACTTCGAGGGCAACGACCTCGAGATCCGGAGCCTGGACGGGCAGGCCGAGAACATCGGCGGGTCGTACAACCCCGACCTGATCACCGATGTGGTCGGTGCACTTGAGCGGTACGCCTACACGACCCAGGGGTACGGCAGCGTGGCCTACATCCACGCACCTATCGAGGTCGCGGCTTTCGCGGCTGAAGCGGGCATGGCCGTCCCCGAGAGCCCGGGCAACCCGAACTCGCGCAAGCTGACCCCGGCCGGTTCGGTCTGGTCGTTCGGCGCGTACCCGGCAGGCTCGATCATCATCACCGGTCAGACCACGGTCTGGCGCGCGCCGGAGATCCAGATCTACGACGCGTTCGACACGGCCACCAACGAGCGCCTGCTGGTGGCCGAACGGGCATATGCCGTTGCGTTTGAGTGCTTCGCGGGCCGCGCGGAGTTCGATCCCTTGGAGGTCACGTCGCCATGACGAACCTGCTGTGCGCCAAACCCCTCCAGGGGGAGACCATCCGGGTCACCCGTCTGGACGAGTGCGGTAACCCCGAGTTCGGCGACTGCGCGTACGCGGTCTCGGACGGTTTCGTCCAGGTCGTGCTCACCCCGAACTCGGAAGAGGGCGAGCGCTTTCTCCAGCGCAATGCTCGGGGCCGGGCGATCGTGAACCAGCGGAGCGCGCCGTCGCTCAACTGGTACGACGTGTCGATCCAGTTCCAGGAGGTGGACCCGGAGCTGTTCACCATCGTTACCGGCCTCCAGCCGTACGAGGACGACCAGGGCAACGTAATCGGCTTCCCGGTCACGGAGTCCGATTTCGCGACGGCCAACTTTGCGCTGGAAGCGTGGATGGGCAACGCCGAGGAGCAGTGCCTGCCGGGTGACACGTTCCCGTTCTTCGGTTACAACCTGCTCCCCTGGGTGGTCGAGGGCGCGCTGTCCGAGGACATCACCATCACCAACGACCTGATCACCTTCACGGTGGTCGGCCGGACCCGCAAGGGCACGCCGTGGGGCACCGGCCCGTACGACGTGGTCCGGGACTCCGATGGTGACCCGGCCCCGCTGTTCACCGCAATTCCGACCGACACGCACCACTTGCCGATCTGGACCCAGCTCGCTCCCCCGGTTGCCGAGTGTGGCTGCCAGTCGCTGTCGAGCTGACGACACAGGAAAGCCCCGGCCACCGGCCGGGGCTTTCTTCCTGGTAGACTTTACAGTGACGGCGGGGAGGTCCCGTCAGGGAAAGGGCACGTTGAAAAAGAGCGAGAAGCAGGCCAAGGAACGTCTCCGGAACCACCCGGCCATCGCGGACATTGATCACGTCGCTGTGGTGACCAAAAAGGGCGCGCGGCTGGAGTACAACCAGGGCCAGGCCGTCAAGCAGGGATTCGGCTCCGGGCTCCGCGACATCCTGGGGTCTCGCAAGAAGAAGTGACAGTGCACCGTCAAGGCCCGGGTCTTCATCGGACCCGGGCCTTTCGCGTACGCTGAGCTGGACGAATGGAGACCGGACATGCCACTCAACACGGCGGGCATTAACGCGTTCCTGGAGGACGGCAACGAGGCCGTTGTCTGGGTCGCGATCGGCAGCGGCCCCACTGCCGGGGACCAGACCTCGGCCCAGCGCCGTCAGATGGCCAGTTCGGTGGCCGGTGGCGTGATCACCGCGACCGGCGTGCCCTACTCGTTCACCGGCACCCCGGCCGCTGGCGCGACGCACGCTCTCTTCTTCAGCGCGAGCACGGGCGGCACGTTCTACGGGTACGACGCGATGACCGGTGATCAGGCATTCAACGCGTCCGGCGCGTACGACATCACCGCGCTGACCATCACCGGCTCCAGCACCTGAGCGGCGGCCACTCATGGCCTCCATCTTCACCAGCCAGACACCAGTCGTCGGGGACGCGAACGACAGCACGGCCTATACGATGGGCACGCGTTTCACCCCGGCCGTGGACGGTCAGATCACGCACATCCGCTGGTTCTATCCGACAGGCGCACAGCCTGGTGGTGCGCCGGTCAAGGCGACTCTGTTCCGCAACCTGGACTCGGCCCAGCTCGCTACGGCTGTCGACATGCCGAACCCGGGCGTGCCGGGCGCGTGGAATCAGGTGGCCCTCGGCTCCCCGGTGAACGTGGCGTCCGGCGTGGAGTACACCGCTGCGATCCTGACTCCGGGGCACTACGTCGCGACCAATAGCTACCCGTGGCCGGTCGTCAATGGGGATCTGAGCACGCCATCGGTTGGCGCGGGCCGGTTCGAGGCTGGTTCAAGCTTCACCTTCCCGACGAACAACGCGAACGGTAACTACTTCGTTGACGTGGTGTTCACCACGGGCAGTGCGGAAGCTGAGGGTTCGGTCTCGGCTGATCTCGCGCTGGCACTGGCGGTCACCGGCCGGGCGAACCACAGTGCGGTGGCAGATCCCGGACTCGGTCTCGCGGTGGCCGCCAGTGGCACCACACCGGCTCAGGGAGTCGTCGCCCTGGGCCTGGGGCTCGCTCCCGTTGCAGGGGGACAGCGAGCCTCTGAGGGGACCGTTGACGCCGGGCTCGGACTTGCCGTGGCCGGGTCCGGCGTCAGCGGGGCACACCAGGGCCAGGTGGCGGTAACGCTCGGGCTGGCCGTCTCGGCGCGCGGTTCCAACGGCGACTCGGGCCGACCGGTCCGGACCTGGCCGTTCTCACAGGACGACCTGGAGTCGCCACCCTGGACACCCCGGCCTGTAAAGTCATTCCAGGAGGTGAACACGCCATGACGCTCCCCTGTGCCTGGGACGTGATCGTCCCGTCCGAACTCTGCTCCGACTGGGCCACCCGGCCCCAGGCGATCCGAGACACTGCGCTCTGGCTCGCCTCCACGTATCTGTGGGCCGCGACCGGCCGTCAGTACGGGCCGTGCCCGGTCACCGTCCGGCCGCTCCAGTCCCAGCGGGCTGAGCTGGCCTACCGTTCGTTCGAGGTGATTCCGACCTCGGAGAGCGGCCTGGGACTGGCCGGTGGCCCGTTCCTGTTCGGTGGCCAGTGGTTCAACGCCGGATGCGCCACGGCGTGCTGCGGCGCGAACTCGTGCGCCGTGGTGCTGCGCGGCCCGGTCGCCTCGGTAGACGAAGTGATCGTGGGCGAGGAGATCGTGCCCTCAAGCGCTTACCGGGTGGACGTAACGCGCGGCACGTATCTGCTGGTCCGGCTGGACGGCGAGTGCTGGCCAGTCTGCCAGAACGTCACGGCCGAGCCGGGGGAGCCGGGAAGCTTCGAGGTCACGTACTACCAGGGCCGGGCCGTGCCCGAGGCGTTGGCGATCGCGACCGCTCTGCTGGCCTGTGAGTACGGCAAGCACCTCAGCGGCGGTTCGTGCGCCCTGCCGAAGCAGATGACCCGGCTGTCCCGCCAGGGGGTGGAGGTCGAGATCGCGCCACCCGAGCCGGACGGCACGCTGACCGGGATTCCGATGGTGGACATGGTGGTCTCGTCGCTCAACCCGAGCAAACGCAAGAGCCCGCCGATGGTGCTGTCTCCCGACCTCCCCGAGAGCTGTGACCGGCAGACCGTCTGGATCGGTGGCTCCTGATGGCCGTCGCTGATCCGCTGGTGATGCCGCTGGCGCTGGAGCTGCTGGACTGCCTGGAGCAGGAGATTGCCAAGGTCGAGGACCCGCCGTTGTACGTCGGGCTCCGGCCGGGGAACGTGGTTGACCATCTTCTGTCAACTTCCGAGGACGAGTGCTGTTCGGGCCTGGCCTGGGTCCGGCCGTCTGGGTTCTGGCCGAGCTCGTCCACCTTTCCGACCCAGGACACCGTCCCGCTGAAGGGCTCGGCTGGGCCACGCGCCTGGGCCGTGGTGCTGGAGCTCGGCTCGGTCCGCTGCTCCCCCACGCCGGACGCGAACAGCATTCCGTCGAACGAGGAGTGGCTGGCCGTCACTCAGGCCGTGATGGATGATGCGGCGGCGCTCCGGCGCGCCATCTGCTGTTTCACCGACTCCGAGCCGACGCGCAAGGGGAGAGTGATCACTGGGCAGTGGCAACCGCTGTCGGTCCAGGGCGGATGCGTCGGTGGAATCATCCCGGTGACAATCCAGGGTCCCGCATGCGATTGCGCCGAGGCTGGCCCGGTCTCATCCTGACGGCAGCGAGCCGGGGTGAGATCGCCCCTCTACCCCGGCCCGCGCCCGATCGGTTCAACTTAGTCGTCTGCCCCGAGCGTTGTCACGGGAAGCCGAGGCCACCAACCCGTCCTGCGTGCGCGACCGGGATTCGAACCCGGGACCTTATCCGTTCGGCCGTTACCCCACCTTTTACGGAGGGTCAGACGCCAGCCCTTCACTGCTCTGCCACTGAGCTATCGCGCCATCCGGTTACCAGCCGGATCTGGCCTCAGGCGTCAGCCGCGCCGGGGTTGGTGGCCCCTCGCCTTGCCTATTACATCCTTTGGCCAACCGTGCACGACCAGGATTTGACACCTGGATTGCCAGCCCCTTCCCGTAACAGGGACCAGGGCCAGAGTCTTCTTTAGACCACCGCGCCACTCGGCTTCCAGACCGAGCTTCACCAGATTCGCTGCTGACATACCGATCACCCGCTGGAACGGGGACCCTCGACCGCAGATCTTCTGGTTAACCGTGACGTGACGGGGCTCGAACCCGTGGCCTCCCCCGGTGTCCGGGGTCGCTCTGCCTGCTGAGCTACACGTCGGTACTAGGTCGTTCCATCCTCCGGGTACGCGTTCCCTCGGGAATTCCTGGCCGTTCCTTTTACCAGTCCAAGACTTCGGGTTGCCCTCGCCGCTCGAACAAGGAGAACGTTACAGGCGGGCCGGGGAGGTGTCAACACCTTTCTCGGAGTAACTTTGTCGGCATGGTTGCGCACACGCTCCGGCTGAACAAGCCAGCCCTGAACGCCGAGGGCATGGACACGGCCCGTAAGGCGGTCAATCGCGTCGTGCGCCGGACCTTCACCCGGTCCCAGGTGCTCGTGCCGGTGGACACCGGCAATCTCCGGGCCTCGGGAAAGCTGGATCTGGCCAGTGACCGGGGCCTGCTGGTCATCGGCTCGGTGACCTATACGGCGCGGTATGCCGCCGCTGTGCACGAGGGCCGCCGCGCGCTGACCATCCGGGCCAAGGGCAACGGGCGGCTGAAGTTCACGGTGGACGGCCGGACCGTCTACGCGCGCCAGGTGCGCCAGCCCGCGCGCGCGGGCCGCCCGTACCTGTCCACGGCGCTGCGCGAGGTGGCCGCTCAGGAAGGGTTCTCGGTCACGATCGGCTGAGATGCCCCCTCACCTGTAAGGTGTAGGGCATGACCGAACCGAACACCGAGGACCCTCGGGTCCCGGAGCTCCCGGTGCAGTTCGCTGGCCGGGAGATCTATGTCAAGCTGCCCAGCCCGGAACAACTCCTGGTCTGGCAGCGTACGGTGAAGCAGCTCCAGGGCGCTGACGTGGGCAGCTTCACCGGTGCCCAGGCGCTGAAGGCGCTGGACCGCGCGCGCCGGATCATCGACACCGTGCTGGCCAACGACTCCGACAAGGAGTGGCTGGATGACGAGTTCCTGGACGGGAGCCTGGGTCTGCGTGACGCGGGCGCGCTGATCACGCTGACCGTCGAGGCGTACGCCGACGCGGCTGAGGCTGAGGGCAACCGCGAGACCAGACGGGCCGCCAAGAAGGTGGCTCCCAAGAAGGCAGTCCGGAAGAAGGCGACGCGATGATGCCGATGGGACGGGACGTGAACCCGGCTCTGATCGAGGGGACCAGAGAGCACGCGGAGGAGGTGACCCGCAACCGCGTCCGGCCGGTGCGCGATGCCCTCCAGTGGCTGACCTTCTCGCACCTCCCCGAGAAGCTTCAGAACTACTCCCGGCCGTTCTACCGGACGGCGGTGGAGATGATCCAGATCGTCAGCGATGTGGCCGAGCTGACCCACACGCTGAACGCGCTGATCCAGGCCAAGGACTGGGCGGTCCGGGCGGGTATTCACAGCGACACCGGCCGGGCCGGTTCCGTGCCCCGGCCTCAGACCGTGGTCAATCCTCCGGTGTTCGGCCACGCTCAGGTCCCGGCTCGGCCGGACCAGCAGTTGCCCGAGGGCAACTACGGTGCGGGCCAGCCGATGCCGCGCCCGATCAGGGACGAGCCCCAGGCATGAGCGATCGGGAGCTGGTCATCTGTGACGAGGCCGGAGAGAACGGCTGCATTCAGCACGGCACGCATTTCGGGGTGCGAGAGATCGCGGTCCGGGAGAAGGAAGTCACGGACGGGTACCACTCGTTCGAGGAACTGTACGACCACCGGCGCGCGCTGACCGCCGTGCTCGCCGCGCTGGCCGCCAGTGGTTCGGACTCGGCTTCCTGGAAGTCCAAGCGGCACCACCCCGAGGACGATCCGATGTTCGAGGGCGGGTACTTCATCGTCGGGATCCACATCCCGAACCAGGGGCCGATCACATACCACTACAAGCTGACGCACTGGGACGACTTCGCGGCTGTGCCCGAGCTGGAGCACGCTCCCCGCTGGGACGGCGCGACCCCGGCCGACACGGTGACTCGCCTGCTGGCGGGGGCTCAGGATCTGGCAAACGGCTGATGGACGTGGACCCGGCAGCGTCGATGCGGTGCTGGGCCATCGAGCTGGATCTGGGGGGCCGGGTGTTCGATATCCCGGCCCTCCCGGCAGCGGACTGGTGGCCGGTGTTCGCGTCGGCCGATTTGACCAAGATTCTTGACATGATCGAGTCAACTCCCGGGGCCGACCTGGACGAGTTCCTGATGGACAACATCCTGGACTCCGACGAGATGCGACAGTCTCTGACCGACGCGGCTGAGCAGGTCTCGGGCCGGTCACTGCACGTGACCCTGATCCTGGTCCAGGTGGCCGCGATGCACTGGGCCGCCATCAACGGTGACCTGGCCCGGCACGGCTTCCGCTGGGACGAACAGCCGTTCGGCGCGGCCCTGGACGCGATCTATCTGCGGATCATGAACTCGTTCTCCGACCAGAAGGCGCAGGACAAGTTCACCGCGCTGCTGGAGAACGAGGCGCTGACCGGGGGTGGCCGCAACGAGCAGGCCCGAGAGAAGGCACTGGACGACTTCGCGGCAATGGCCGGGCCGAAGCCTACGGCCGGTGTGAAGTCCACCGGCGCGCCGTCCGAGGGTGCACGCCCCAAAACTCAGCCACGGCCCCGGCAGCTCCCCCCGGCCGTCCAGTCGCGCGTGCCCAGGCGGCCACGCGGGCGACGCGCTGAAAGTGATCCTCCGGCCAGCTCCTAGAGCCGGGAGGACGCGGCGCGGCCAGCATCCGGTACTGGGCCTCGCCCTCCCCTCGCAGCGCGCTGGCGGCGACGCTGGCAATCTGCCGGACCGGGATCTGGGCGAGCACGCTGGACGTGATGGGGTCGAGGGTTTCCGGATCGGAAACGATCGACATCTCCACAACCTCGGGCCGAGTTGCATCTTCGGACAGCCGAACGATCACCTCCCAGCCGAACTCTGGGTCGACCAGAGACACGGCGTTGCCGAGGTTGGAGAGCTGAGCCCGGGAAACGTCCACGACGGCCATCCTACGCCAGATGCCCTATGATGCCGGATTACCGTGGCGCTGATGGACATCTAGGCTGGCAGGGTGGCAGATGTCGGGAACGCCAGGGTAGAGGTCGAGGGCGACGTACGCCATTTCGCCCGGCAGACCGAACGCGACCTTGACCGAGCGTTGTCAAGAATGCACCTGGACCCGGTCGAGGTCGAGGTTGATCACGACAAGATCAAGCGTGAGGGCGAGAAGGCCGGGGAGGGCCTGGGCGATGGGATCGGCCGGGAAGCGGGCAAGACCCTGGGCAAGTCCCTTTCTAAGTCCACCCGGGACAACACCGACGGCAACAGCATCCGGCGCTTCATCGCGGGCATCTTCGGCCGGACCGGCACCGACTCGGCCACCCTGTTTGCCAACGCGCTTAGCGGCGGCCTCAAGGTTCTCCCCAAGCTGATCGGTCCGGCGCTGATCACGGCCGGGCTGGGAATCGCGGCCGGGCTGGCCGCCGTGGCCGGACCGGCGCTGGGCGCGCTGATCGGGTCGTCCATCGCAGCGGCAGGCGGGCTCGGCCTGATCGGGCTCGGCACGCTCCTGCTGAAGGAGGAGCCCGCGCTGGTCGATGCGGCCAAGTCGCTCATGGATTCGGTCAAGACCGAGTTCCGGGCGGCGGCTCAGCCGCTGCTGGCTCCCCTGGTGGAGTCGCTGGCTGTCTTCCAGAAGCTGGTCGGCAGCATCGCTCCCCAGCTCAAGGAGATGTTCGCGACGGTGGCCCCGGCCATCGTGCCGTTCGCCCGGGGCCTGGCCGCTCTGGTCCAGAACTCGCTCCCTGGCTTCCAGAAATTGATTGCCGCGTCGGTCCCGGTGCTGAGCGCCATGAGCTTCGCGTTCGCCGGTCTGGGGACCAGCTTCTCCACGTTCTTTGCGTCGATCGCGGATGCCGGTCCTGAGCTGGCCATTTTTATGCAGGACTTCATCAATGGCATCGGCCGGTTGATCGTCGGCCTGGGGAACCTGATCCAGTGGCTCTCCAAGACGTATGTTCAGGTGAAGAACTTCATCAGTTCGTTCGACAGTTTCGGGGAGTTCGCCCAATTCGCGATTGACGGATTGCAGTCCCTGGTTATCCAGGGCATTCAATTTCTGATCGCTAATCTTCCGGCTGCCATCGACAAGTTCCTGGCATTCAAGACATCCGTTGTCAATGCGATCGTCGAGCTGGTTCAAAAAGTTGCCGAGCAGTTGCCGACCATCATTCCCAAGCTGGTTGCGTTCGCTATCCAGGTAGCCACCACCCTGGTCAACGGCCTGGTGCAGACCATCCCCAAGGTGGTCCAAGCAGCCGGGGAGCTGATCAACGGACTGGCAGACGGCCTGATCAACGCACTGCCCACGCTGATCCCGGCCGTGGTGCAACTGGTTACCACCCTGGTTACGAGCCTGATCGGCTTGCTCCCCACGATCATTTCTGCCGGGCTCCGCCTGATCCAGGGCCTGGTGACCGGGATCCTGACTGCTCTGCCGACCGTGGCCGCCGCTATCACTCAGGCGATTCCCCAGATCCTGAGCGCACTCGTTGCGGCCGGGCCGCAGTTGCTGCTGCTCGGGATCAACATCATCACCGCGCTGATCCAGGGCATCGGCCAGGCCATTCCCCAGATGGTCGCGACGATCCAGGGTGAGGTCATCCCGGCGCTCATCAACACGCTGGTCACCCAGGGACCGGCGCTGCTGGCCCAGGGTGTCCAGATGCTCCAGCAGGTGATGCAAGGGTTCGTCAACAACATCGGGATCATCAGCTCGGTGATCACCGGTCAGATCATCCCGGCCATCACCAGCCTGTTTCAGAACAGCCCCGAATTGATTCAGGCCGGAATCGCCGTGCTGACTACCCTGCTCAATGCCTGGGTCAGTAACCTCGGCATTTTGACCGGTTTTATCAGCAACGTTTTCATCCCCCAGATTACGGCGCTGCTGGCGAACAACCCGGCATTGTTCGAGGCCGGTGTTCAGGTTATCGTGACGATCATCAACGCATTCGCTCAGAACATGCCGCTGATTATCCAGTTCATCACCGGGACGCTGATCCCGGTGATGGTCCAGGCATTCATCGACAATGCTCCGGCGCTCACCTCCGCTTCGATCACCCTGATCGTTGCGCTGATCGGTGGGTTTCTGAAGGCCACTCCGCTGGTCACGGCAGCGGTTCTCCAGATCACGGCGGCGATCCTGACCACCGTCGTGTCGATCGCGGGCGCGCTGATCTCGGCCGGGATCCGGCTGATCACCGGGTTCGTGAACGCGATGATCTCATCCGGGGTGAGTGGAGCCCGGGGAGCGATCAACACGATCCGGGCCACCATCATTTCGGCGGCGGCCAGCGCGGCCTCGTGGCTGGTCCAGGCCGGACGCTCGGTGATCAACGGCCTGGTGTCCGGGATCCGGGGTGCCATCGGCCTGGCTGCCTCGGCCGTTTCGTCGGTCCGGGGCATCGTCCAGGGCGCGCTGGCCGGGGCCGGGTCATTCCTGGTCGGCGCGGGCCAGCAGATCATCGACGGTCTGATCAGCGGGATCCAGGCCGGGTTCGGCCGGGTCCAGGGCCTGCTCTCCTCGCTGACCGCCCTGCTCCCCGACTGGAAGGGTCCGGCCGAGGTGGACCGGAAGATCCTGGAAGATTCCGGACGGCTGGTGATGGCAGGCTTCACCACGGGCCTCAAGGGCGAGTTCACCAACGTCAAGAAGACGCTGGGCGAACTGACCGGCGATCTCCCGGCGTTCACGGCCCCGGCCGGAGCCCGGCGCGGTGGCGACGGTGCGGCCCTGGGAGCCAGCGTCCAGGTGACGATCGAGGCCGGGGCCATTGTGGTTCAGGGCCAGGGCAAGGAGGCCGGAGAGCAGGCCGCCGAGGCTCTGCTGGAACGGCTCGGCCAAGCTACATTGTCGCGATGACGGGGAGGTAAGAGATGGCCACCATCACCACGCTCCGGCCGTCCGGCACCTCCTCGGGTGTCGGCTGGTCGGCCGTGCCGAGCGGCACGTTGCACGGCGTCACTTCGGATGACAACGACACGACGTACGCACTCTGGGCGGGCTCCGGCTCACCTCTGATCCTGACCACGCCGGTTGATGCACCGCCCATTGGTGAGCGCCGTCACCAGGTCCGGCTCCGCGCGCGCGGGGAGGACGGCGATGCTTGGTGGGCGGTGCGACTGGCCAGCGGCGGTCTCGTTGCCGGGGCCGCCGCGCAGTTCACCACCTCCCCTTCCACGGTCACCGGTTCCTGGGGATTCGGCGCTCCGGCCGATGGATCGTCCGTGCTCTCGACGTACGTCACCGGCCAGTCCACCGGGGTCAAGATCCAGGAGCTGTACCTGGACGTGGACAGTCGCGAAGCCCCTGCTTTCAGTCCGGACATTCTTGACGGTTCAGGGTCAAGCACCACGACGATCAGCGACACGGCCCAGCCGATCATCCGGGCCGACTCGGTCGATCTGGACGGCCTGGCCGCCCGGCAGTACCGGTACTGGGTGACGCTGAACGGCGCGATCGTCTGGGACACCGGCATCGTTTCCGGCGTCTCGGTCAACCGGCAGACCACGGCCTTGGACAACGGTTCCTACGTCGCCCATCTCCAGATCTGGAGCACGCTGGGCCAGGACACGGCGTACGCCAGCACCGAGCAGACCCTGGCCTTCACCGTCTCGGTCGGCACGATCCCGGCCCCGGACAACCCCGAAGTGGACGCTGAGGACGGCACGCCGTTCTACCGGATCAACGCGTGCGCGCCGTACATGGGCGCGCTGGACGACGACCAGGGCTATATCGAGATCCAGCGGGTGGACTGCCCGGTGGGCGGATATCTGTCACTCCCCGGCAGCGGCAGTGCGTACGCGAGCACGGTCAACCCCGGTATCGTCCCGACCGACCTGGAGATCGTGGTCAAGGCGGGCCGGGACGACGACTGGCGACCGGCCACGGCCGAGACCCTGGCCGCGCACTACGACACCGGTTCGAACCACCGTTCGTGGCGGCTGACCGTGGACGCGATCGGGGACAACGATCCTGAGCTGGTGGGAAGGCCGCTGCTGGCCTGGAGCCCCGACGGCACCTCGGGGACCGTGATCTTCGCGGCGGCTGATACCCGTGCACCGGTGGATCCGTTCGGCATCGTCCGGCTCCGGGTCCGGCTCGACGTGAACAACGGGGCCGGGGGCTGGACGGTTACGTTCGAGACCCGGCAGACCGATGACGACGACTGGGTGATGCTGGGCAACCCAGTCACCAACTCCGGTGGCGGGACGACCTCGCTCTACAACGCCAGCACGGTGGCCTACACGGCTGGAGCCTGGTTCGCGGCAGGCCTGGCCAATGAGTTGTTCACCGGCCGGATCTACTCGCTGTCGGTCTCCAACGGCCCGGCTGGGGCGATGATCGTCGATCCGGATTTCACCAACCACCTGAACGGCACCCGCGAGTTCGAGGACTCGCTGGGTAACGAGTGGTCGGTCAAGAATGCAGCCGTGCTCTACTCCCCGGAGAGCGCGGTCAGCATCGCGATGCTTGGCCCCCTGGGCACCGGCGAGTGCGCCGAATGGGTGGACTTCTCGCTCCCGCGTACCGGCGTCGGCCTGACCTGTGACCACAGCCCGGATCCGTGCTGCTCGTACTACCGGGCGCGCACGGTCGGCCGGGTGGACGGCGACTTGCGGATCTCCAACTGGAGCGACATCTGGGATCCCGCGATCCCGGCCGGGGTCATCACGATGTGGCCGAGCACGGCGGCCAGTATTCCGTCCGGCTGGGACCGGGTGATCGCGCTGGACAGCAAATTCCCCAAGGGCATAGCCAGTGCGGTGACCGAGCCGGGAACGATCGGCGGGTCGGCCACGCATACGCACACGGTCGGCGTGCACGGGCATACGACGAATCACTCCCACAGCCACTCGACCAACACCGGCGCGGCCACGGGGAGCCAGGTCAGCACGCCAGGAACTGCTGGCACCACGGCGGCCATCACCAGCCACACGCACACCCGGCCGACCACCGGCACGGCCACTGTCTCCTCGGGCGATGCGACCCCGACGATCGGCGCGCCGAACAACGACCCGGCCAAGCTGGAAGTGATCTTCGTCGAGTCGGACGGCACTCCCCTGGGCGTGGCCCCGAACGCGCTCGGGCTGATGGGTGACATTGCACCGTCAGGCTGGATCGACTACGCCAACGGGGCCAATCGCTTTTTCAAGGGCGCGGCCCCGGCCGGGAACGGTGGGGCGACAGCGGGCAGCGCAATCGCCGCGCACACCCACTCGATCAGCGCGCACACGCACACCGGTACCGCGCACACGCACACCGGTGGCACGACCGGTGCGTTCAGCAGCACGGCCACACTGAACGCCGGGACCAACCCCGCGCTGAACGCGACCAGCCACTCTCACCCGATCACGATCAACTCGGCCAGCACAGCGGCTCTCGACTCGGGCGGCTCCGGATCCTCTGACGCCACCTCCCCAGATGACCCGATCTATCGCAACCTGCGGGTCAAGCAGAACATCTCGGGCGTGACCAGCCTGCCGGTTGGATTGATCACCCTGTGGCGTGGAGCGCTCGGCGCGATCCCTAAGTTCTGGAAGCTGTGCGACGGCACCAACGGCACCCCGAGCATGATCGCTCGCTACCCCCGGGGAGCAACGGCCAGCATCGGGGTCACGGGTGGTTCGCTCAACACGCACACGCACACCACTCCGACGCACACGCACACCACGACCGGACACGCTCACACGGAAACGATCGGATCGGCAGCGGCCACCAGCTCGAATGTGGCGACGACCAACACCGTGACGGCGGTCCGGGAGACGCACACGCACTCGGCCAGCGACACGAACAGCTCGACCCCCACGGTCGGCTCGACCTCGGCCGGGACGCTGGCGGCCACCGGCACCGAGCCCCCGTACGAAGAGGTGGCCTTCATCCAACTCACCGAGACTCCTGCTCCGGACGACTTGTCCCTGTTCTGCCTGGAGTGGAACTCCGACGAGCACCTGATCCGCTCCACCGGGCCGGACGGGCCGATCTGGGCTCCGATCCTGGGGAAGTTCGATTGGGCCGTGGACCGGCCGTTCACGGCCGCTGTCGGGGTCAACGGCTCCCGGTTCGTGACCAGTGCGAAGCCCGGTGGCCGGAACCTGCGGATGACGGCAGCGGTGGAGAGTGAGGCTGACCTGGCCACGCTGCGTGCCGTGCTGGCCCGGCCGCTCGTGCTGATCAGCCCGAGCGACGCGGACGAGGTCTGGGCCGCTCCGATTCAGGAGTCTGTCAAGATCATCAAGATTGGGCGGATCCGGCAGATCACCGCGTCGTTCATCGGGACAGGGCCACAGCCGCCTCCCCAGCTTGCCGACGTGGAATGATGAAGTGTCACGTCAGCCGGAGATAAGGGGGCATTATGTCGGTGGTTGACACTCTCCGGCCGGTCTCGGTACGCAAGACCGGGGCTGGAGTGGCCGTGCCATCCGGCACGCTGTCGTCCGTCACCAGCGACAACTCCGATTCGACGTATATCCAGTTCGCGCTCGCTGACTTCGAGGACAACTGGAGCCTGAGAGTCGGCTCGCACACTCCTGCGGCTGGATACCAGCGGCACCAGGTCCGGGCTCGGGTCCGGATCCGGTCCAACGCGGGCACGATCTCCGAGGACATCGACCTGGGCCGGGGGACCGAAGACTACGGGTTCTATGAGACCGTGCCGGTCACCACGACTTTCAGCGACCAGCCGACCTCCTGGATCAGTTTCGACTTCTTCGGGCTGGACACTCCCGGCGCGCTGACTGATCTCAACATCGGCGGCGGCTATCCGAACGACGCGTCCGGGGGAGCGACCCAGCTCCGTACGTCCGAGTGTTACGTGGACATCGATTGCCGATTCCACCCGGACTTCTCGCCGCAGATCCAGGACAACGCCGGAGTGGATCAGTCGGGTGGCACGGTCACCGACACCAACCAGCCCGACCTGTATTTCGGCACGGTGGCTTATGACGGACTCCCGGCGCTGAACTGGGCCGTAGCCGTGAAGCAGGGCGGGACCACGGTCTACTCCCAGTCCGGCACCGGCCAGCCCCCGGCCACGGTGCCGACGCTGGGCGGGCTGGCCAATGGCGCGTACACGGCGACGTTCACGGTTCGCTCGACCATCCGGGGGTCCGACCCGTTCGAGTGGTCGATCAGCAAGAGCTTCAGCATCGACAACAACGTCCCGCCGCCGTCTCCTCCCCTGGTCAGCGTGGACCGTGAGTTCGGCGGATACCGGGTCACCTGGACCAACCCGAGCGGCCAGGCCTGGGACAACGAGTACGTGGTGGCCGAGGTCTGGCGCGAGGACTGCACGGGCAACCAGCGGATTGCGACGATCCCGGACGGGCTGAACGGTTCATATCTGGACCTGGCGATCCCTCAGCTCGATCCCCAGCCGGTATCCGGTCCTGACTGTGAACTGTCAAGCGAGCCTTGCGACATCACGTACTCGGTCCGTTACTGGGGATACGTCTCGACGTACGTCGAGCTCCCGGACACGATCCCGGCTGACATGATCCTGGGCTGGCCGAGCACGGCGGCCAGCATTCCGTCCGGATGGACCCGCGTCACCGCGCTGGATGGGTATTACCCGCGCGGCTCCAGCGGCACCGGCGTGCCGACCGGGGTCACTGGGGGAGCGGCCAGCCACACCCACACGACCGATCAGCACCGGCACACGATCAACGCGCACAGTCATGAGGTCGGCGGCTCGACCAACTCCAGCAACTCCTCGGTCACCTCGGCCCGGTACAACGGCGCGGGCCAGAGCCAGGCCGACCAGCCGCACGCCCACGCGCTCCCCCTGAACACAGGCAACCTGGGCGCGGTGAACTCCGGGTATAACAGCCCGTCCACCAGTGCGGCCAGCAACACCCCGCCGACACGGGATGTCATCTGGATCAAAAGCGACGGTGCCCAGGCCAACTATCCAGTCGGCGTACTCGGCTGGGCGACCGAGGCCGTGTCCGGCTGGGTCACCGACACCACCAGCTCGGGCCGGTACCTGAAGGGCGCGGCAGCGGCCGGGAACGGTGGCGCGAGCTCGGGGAGCTCGACGCACACGCACACGATCAACGCGCACACGCACACCGGTGTGAGCCACACCCATCCGATTGCCAACACCGGGCTGTCGATTCCGCTGTCCAGTTTGGAGGCTGGGTACGGCTCGGCCACCCCGCGCTATCTGCCGCGCCACACGCACCCGGTCACGGTCGGAACCACGGCCACCGACCCGCTGTCGTCGGCCAGCGGCGGAGTGACCGGCTCCGGCACGCTGGAACCACCGCACCGGAGACTGCGTGTGCTGCGCAACACCGGTGGCGGGACCCAGACCCGAATCATCGGCCTCTTCGTGGGAGCCGTCTCCGCGCTCGATCCGCTGCTGACCCTGTGCAACGGCGGGAACGGCACGCCGGACATGCGCGGCTGGTTCGCCCGGGACGCGGGCTCGGACTCGATCAACTCCACCGGTGGATTCGCCACGCACGGGCACAGCACGCCGAACCACAGCCACGCGACCGGCCCGCACAACCACTCGCTGTCCATCGGGGTGTCCGGCACCGGCTCTTACGAAGCCCCGACGTTCGGCGACCTCGGCTCCTCCCCGAGCACCGGGCACACTCACACCTCGGGCGCGAGCGGCAACACCACACCGTCTACCGGGGTCAGCACGAGCGGCGGCAACACGTCGATCGAGAGCACGCTCCCGGTATTCAAAGAGGTCCACTTCGTCCGGCTGGACGGCACGATCTCCGGTGGCCCGCTGCCTGTTCCTGAGCTGAAGGTGACCGAATTCTCCACGGCCACCGTGCCCGCCTTCACCTATGGTGACGACCTGGACCGGCTGGCCACCACGACCGAGATCATGGCCGTGACCACCGACCGGTCCCACTCGTACCCCCGGCTGGTGGCGGATTCCACGCCGCTGGAAGGCGGTCTGCATTCGGTGTCCACCACGCTGGCCGGGGAGGACATGACCCTGGTCATTGCGGTTGAGGGCCTGCCTGCGATCAACCGGCTGGAGAACCTGCTCCGCTCGGACCGGGTCTACTGGAGCCCGCTCGGGGGCACGCCCGGGTGGTACGCGCCAGCGGGCTGGACGGTCACCGCGCCGGTGGCCAACGTCAAGGTTCTGACGGTGACCATGTCTCGCTCCCCCTGGCCGTCCACGCCTGAGCCGGAGGTCTATCTCTGATGGCCACACCCTTTTCGTCGGCGCGCGCTCAGGCCGCCCTCAACACCCCGACCGGATACCGACGCTACTCGCGCTTCACCTTCTCCCGGGGAGGGCTCACGGTGGACCTGGAGCCGGTTTCCGGCTCGCTCACCCAAGACGCACGGCGTAAGGCGCGCTGGGACGGCCGTCTCTCGTTCGTCGGTGACGACCTGCTCCCCACGAGGCCGGGCGATCTGCTGACCCCGTTTGGCACCCGGCTGGAGGTGGAGCTGGGCATCGAGCTGCTTGACGGTTCACTGTCAACAGTGCCGTACGGCACGTACGAGATCGCCTCCAGCTCGACCCGGGTCGAGGCCGACCAGCGGGTGGTCGATGTCTCGCTGATCGACATCTCTGACCGGATCGAGCGCTATCGGTTCGAGACCGCGCTGAACATCCCGGCCGGGACCGACCTGGGGACCCTGATCAACACCGTGGTCACCAACCGGACCGGCATCAACCCGGGCGTCGGCGTGATCGGAACATCGATCGCCGTGGCCCGGGTGTTCGGCCTGGACCCGTCCACGGCCCCCTGGTCGGAGATCCTGGATGTACTCACCGGGTTCAGCCGGACAGCCTGGTTCGATCGGGTCGGCAACCTGCTGGTCGGCTCGGTGACGCCGGATCCGGCCACGGCGTACGCCCTGGACAATCTGACCTCGCTGTCGGCCGATTACGACACCAGGCCGCCCAACGTCATCGTGGCTCGCGGAGAAGCGCCGGACGGTACCGTGCCGGTCCAGGCGGTCGCCGTTGACAGTGACCCGTCAAGTCCGACGTACGCCGGGACCGGGCCGGGCACGAGTCCCTACGGCCGGGTGACCCAGTTCTTCAGCTCCCCGCTGCTGAAGACGCTGAGCCAGGCCCAGAGCGCGGCCAACACGATCTTGAGCCAGAACGTCGGCGCGGGTGCGACATACACCCTGATCCGGCCGTACGACCCGACGATCACCGCTGGCGACGTGGTCAGCGTCGGGGGTGCCACGCTGGTGGTCGACGCCGTCACGCTCGATCTGGACGGCGACACCTCGATGCAAGTCCGGGAGATCTGATGCCTATCGACCTGGTCAAGGTGCTCAACAAGATCTCTCCGGTCCCCGATGGGGAGGACGAGGTTAGGTTGCGGACCGGTGTCGTCAGCGCGGTCAATAGCGGCACGGTGGACCTGACGCTGTCCGGCGCGGTGTTTCCCGGCGTGCCGGTGCTCGATGGGGTCAGCCTGGCCGTGGGCTCGGTGGTCCAGGTGCTCTCGTCCCGGGGCTACCTGCTGGTCATCGGAGGGACCTCGGCAGGCAACTCGACCAAGGTCGAGAACTACCTGGCGACCAACGTCACCACGGCGAGCACGACCTACACACCGTTCACCACGACCAACATCCACGGTGTGGTGTTCGTGGCTCCGGCCAGCGGTGCGGTCAAGATCACCTTGCAGGGTTGGCTGGGGGTCAGCCACACATCGGTGGCCACCCGGTCCTGGCTGTCCGGCCAGGTCCGGGAGGGCAACGTGGTGAACTCTGGGACGATCGTCAGCGCCGCCGACGACGCGCGCGCGGGCATGAGTCAGAACTCCACCACAGCGGCTTTCGACTACAAGTACGTCAATGCCTCTTACGTGGTCAGCGGTCTCACCCCGGGATCGGCGTACAACGTCACCGGGCACGTCCGGGTGACTGCTGGCACGGTCGGCACTCAGGATCGCCGGATCCTTGTGGAGCCGTGGTGACCCCGGGGAAAATCACTGGGTGACAACGGCCAGTTACATCAGGACGAACACCTTCATCCGATACGACGGGTCCAACGGTGCGGAAATCGCGTCGATCATGGGCCGCACCATCCTGTCCGACACCGGGACCGTGCTGACGTTCGTACCCTCACCTCCCCTGACGTTCACCGACACCTTCCAGCTCGGAGACGCTTTCAGCCCCAGGGCGGGCTTCTTCCTGAAGGCTGACTTCGAGGCCCAGTACGTCACGGCGTCCTCGATGACACCTCAGCCGCCCCAGCCGGATCAGGTAGGGACGATGGACGCGGTCTCGGTGAGCGTGCCCATCCTGCTCCTGGGTGCCTCGGTGGAGCGGACCATCGTCTGGAACCGTGCTTTCCCGGACGCGAACTACGCGCTGACCTATCTGCCAGACGCGAACACCATCGGCAAGATCAACGTGGCGGTCAAGGCCGGGACGGTGCCGACCAAAAGCGGCCTGACAATCACGATCTCGGCCGGGCTGGCGCTGACCGTGGCTGGTGTCCTGCACGTCATGGGGACGACCAAGGCCACCGGCACGGCCAAGTCCTGATGACCTCTCGGGGGGACCTGCTCTAGCTTCTCAATACCCCATTCGTTCGGGACAACATGTTTTGTATACGCATTCCCGCGAACACGTATACACACGCACACGCGCGGGAGAAATCGCCGGGCGAAAAGCTACAGCGGGTCCCCCCGAGAACGGCGCTCTACGACATGCCCGCCCTTCCTGTAAGGTGAGGGCATGACAGCCGCGCCTTCCTGGACGATCCTCGTCCCGACCCTGGGCGAGCGCGGCGCGCTCTTCCAGCGGCTGATGGCCGGGCTGCTCCCGCAAGCCGAGCGGCACCCCGGCGTCCAGGTCGTCGGCTGGTGGAACAACGGCTCTCCCTCGCTCCCCAAGATCCGGCAGACGATGGTTGCGACCGCCACCACCGAGTACGTCTCGTTCGTTGACGACGACGATCTGGTCTCGCCGGACTACGTGGACGAGATCGTGGCTGCGATGGCCAGCAGGCCGGACTACGTCGGGTTCACTGTCCAGTGCTACTCGGACGGCTGGCCTACGGCGATGGCGCACCACGCGCTGAAGTACGGCCGGTGGGCCAACCTCAAGACGCACTACGAGCGCGACATCTCGCATATCAACCCGATGCGCGCCGCGCTCGCCCGTAAGGCCGACTTCACCCGAGCCAAGGCGGGCCGGGCCGAGGACCGCATCTGGGTGGACCAGCTCCGGCGCTCCGGCGCGCTGCGGACCGAGGTTGTCATCCCCAAGGTGCTCTATCACTACCTGTACTCGACCAACCGGACAGCCGGGTTCGGCTCCCGCTGGGAGCGGCCCAGCTCGATCCGCTCTCACTCCGATCTCGTCCGGCCGGAAATCACCAGCCCGGCCTTCTCCTGGAGCGCTCATGCCTGATCTCGCCGTCCTGATCCCCACGCGGGGCCGCCCGGACAACATCCGCAAGGTCATCGCGGCCTGGGACTTCACCAACGCGTGGGACCACGCCGACATGGTGCTGGTCGTGGACGCCGACGATCCAGAGATCAAGGGCTACCGGCAGATCGTCGAGGAGACTGAACACCCGGACACCGGGGAGCCGCTGATCAAGCTGATCGAGATGGCCGTCTGGATGCCGATGGTTCACAAGCTGAACTTCGCAGCCAAGGGCCTGGCCGGGAATCCGCAGTACTTCGCGCTCGGGTTCGCCGGTGACGACCACCGGCCGCAGACGATCAACTGGGCCGCGCGCTACCTGTATGTGCTGCGTGAGCTGGGCTCCGGCATGGTCTACGGCGACGACGGGTACCAGGGAGCCAACCTCTCCACCGAGTGGGCCGTGACCGCTGACGTGGTCCGGGCCTGGGGCCGGATGATCCCGGCCGGGGTCGAGCACATGTACTGCGACAACGCGATCCTGGAGGCCTTCACGCTGGCCGGGGCCGTGCGTCATCTCCCCGAGATCCGGATCGAGCACTATCACCCGATCGTCGGTAAGTCCGAGACCGACGAGCAGTACAAGCGGGTGAACTCCTCCGAGCAGTTCCGCAAGGACCGCGCCGCCTTCCAGGCCTGGCAGTCCCAGCAGCGCGACACGCACGTGTCCCAGATCAAGCAGCTCCGGGCCGGTCTCCCGATGGTTCGCCAGCCGGGGAAAGCAGCCAAGAGGATCACCAGGAAGGCGGTCAGCAAGGTGACCAAGGCAGGATTCCCGCGCTGGTTCAAGCGGGTCGTCGGCGCGACGCCGGACGACATCGCTGTGACGCTGGCCGATTACGCGATCCGGGTCCCGGCCGACCAGGAGATCGTGGAGCTCGGCGTGTTCCACGGCCGGACCGCCATCATCATGGCCTGGGGAGCCCAGCAGGGCCACGGCGCGCACGTGACCGCGATCGACCCCTGGGAGCTGGACGGCAACGTCTATGACCCGCCGTTCAACACCGACAGCCCCCGGCGCTGGGCGCAGTACCACGTCAAGGGCCTGGGGTACGCCAATCACATCTCGCTGATCCAGGCGTTCAGTACCGAGGTTGCGGCCGGGTGGACGGGCAAGCCGATCGGCCTGCTGTTCGTGGATGGCGACCACACCAAGCAGGGCGCGCGCGACGACATCACCACCTGGGTTCCGCACCTGGCCCCCGGCGCGGTGATCGCGGTGGATGACTACGGGCACCCGGATTGGCCGGGTGTCGGTGAAGCGGTGGACGAGTTGGTGGCCGAGGGATTCCTGGAGCCGATCCAGCTCTTTCACGATCGGCTGGCAGTGACCCGGCTTGCCACGGCTGGGAAGGCCGAGGACCAGGACACCTCGGGCCGGGTCACTGCCATCACGTCTGAAGGGGTCTCTCCCTCCCCGTATCCGGCTGTCGGCGGCCAGGTTGCGGATGAGGTGGACGAACTGTTCGGGGCCGTGGGTCCGGAAACGGTGACCCGGCCCGAGCCGCGCTCGTCGGTTGACATCCACGTGTCAACTTCTCCGATGGGTTCGCCGGTTCAGCCCGGAGAGCTGGAGGACGTGGCAGCCGGGACCGTTCTGGACAACCTGACCGTGGACCAGATGAAGGTGCTGGCCCGCAAGCGTGGGGTCTCGCTGGGCCGGGACGGTAAGACGCGGGCGATCGCGCTGGCCAAGCTGAAGGGCGCGCCGCAGTGAGACGCGTGCTCGGCGCGATCGGGTTCTATCTGACGGTGATCCTGCTGATGATCAGCATCATTGCGCTGGTGTTTTTCCTGGTCACCCTGGCCGGTAAGTAATGAGACTGAGCGCGAGCATCATGGCTCACCCGGACCGGGGCCGGGGGGTCACCGAGCTGATGACCCGGCTGGACCGGCCGGTGGCAATTGCTTGGGATGACCAGGGACCGGCGTCTGGAAACGCGGACCGGGTCTGGCGAACCGCCCGGGCGGGCTGGCTCCTGCACGATCCCGAAGCCGATTGGCACCTCCTGCTCCAGGACGACGCCAGCCCGTCTGACGACCTGCTGGCTGGGCTGGAGCTGGCGCTGGAGACCGTTCCGCAGGAGGCCGTGGTCTCGCTCTACCTGGGCAACGGTCGGCACGTGCCGAGCCGCTGGGGAGAGTTGGCGCGCCGGGCAGATGAACGCCACGCCTCGTGGGTAAGAACCCTGAAGCTGATGTGGGGTGTCGGTATCGTGCTCCCGACCGCTGCGATCACATCGATGATCGAGCATGCGGATCGGCGTGGAGGGGTGCCAGATGACATGCGGGTTGCAGGCTGGGCCGAGCGGCAAGGCCGCGAGGTCTGGTACACGTGGCCCTCACTGGTGGACCACCTCCCCGTGGACAGCTTGACCAAGCATCGGGCGACCGAGCGCCGTGCTCGACGCCATCACATCGGCTCCACCTTGGAGCTCAACTGGAACGGTTCGGTGGTAACGGATCCGATGCTGGAACGGAGACGGGGGTCGAGATCGGGGCCTTCCCGGTTACGTGCCGTACGCTCGGGTTTCAGCGCTCCCGACACCGGAAGGGTAGGGAAACGTGCGTGACCAGGCGAGCACTGCCAGCGCTACAGCGGGACGTGTTGTTCCTCGTTCTCGGCGGGGGGTGGGGTACGTATACGGTGATCACGGCTGGACCGTGGCCCCTGATGCTGATCAGCGCGGCAACGATGATGGGTCCCGGCTTTCTCAGGCTCTGGCTCTCCGGGCCAGGTAC